TCATAGTGCTTTAAGTATATTAGCGAACTTTTCAGCAGTTTCTTTCTTTTTCTCTTTAGCAAGATGACTGTACAAATTCATTGTGATCGAATAGTCCGCATGTCCTAATCTCATTTGAATTTCTTTAGGATTTACATCATTGTTCATTAGTAGGCTTGCGTGAGTGTGACGGAAACCATGAAAACCTATGTTAGGAACTTTTGCTTTTTTAAAGTGTCGAACTAAGTGCTGTCTTTCGAGTTCGTAAGTTCTCATTTTTTGATGATATGAGAAAACTAGAGAATCATGCAAAGATATAGCACCGTAATTTTGGTGTTTTCTCCACTCTTTCAACATTGAAATTGTCTCGCTATCTACAGAAACTAAACGATTGCTTTCTTTTGTTTTTGCACTGTCTTGTATCTCATTGCTATATTGTATGAGTGTCTTAGATACACTAACGGTATTATTGACAAAATCAATATCAGACCATGATAAGGCTAAAGCCTCACAGATACGCAAACCAGTAGCAAGTAAAAGCTTGTATAGAGTAGTGCTTTTTATATTTGCTGTGGTTGATTGTAACGAGTCAAGGTAATCCAAGAAGCGTTTGAGTTCATCATTGTTAAAATACTTTATTTTTTTGACTGTTCTTGTCTTGAGTTTTGGAGAAAATACTTTTATAGCTGGATTGTCTGAGATGACACCTAATTGCATACCATAATCAAGAATGCGTTTGATGATATTGAGTAACAATTTATAATCTTTACTTTTTCCCTTTTCACGATTACCGTTAACTATTTCAGCAGTATTGGCATTTCTAGCCCAGTCATTAACAATATTTTGCAATAGTACAGTTGTAATTTTCTCAACTTTATAGTTTCCGAGTGCTGGCAAAATATAATTTTTTAAAAAATTACTATTGATTCTGATAGTGTTTGCTTTTACTGTCAATTTATAAGAATCAAACCAACTAGTGGCTAAGGCATTAAAATTATCAAATGAAACTTTTTCTCTTGCAACAGTAGAGCCATTTTTGATAAACTTATTCATAGCTTGGTGAGCTTTATTCTCGCACGTTTTACGGTTCTTGGCTGTAACCGTGGTGCGTACTTGCTTACCTGTTAGGCTATCTACACCAAGATAGACATTTACTTTATAGACGGTTGTACCGTCTTTTTTTTTGACTTCTTTAATATTCATTTTTTTCTCCTGTTCTATTGTCGGGCAAGACATGATTAAGGAGAAAGCAATAGTATCAAAGTTTTATTTATTCAAATTCCATATCATCAATACCATCAGTGAAATTTTCTAAAAACTCGTACTCGTTCATGAAGTTTATCCAGTAAGACACTTGCTCTTCATGATTATGAAAGCGAGGCTTGTTTTCTGCATTTTTAATTCCTTCGGATACGCTGATAAAAGCACCGCTTATATTCATATCCCACATCTTATTAGCTTCTTTTTCAATGCGAGAATCAGGCCATTTTGCAGATGATTGTCTGCTGACGTTTTTGTCTAATAAATATATTGTAGCTTTTTCCAAAAACTTACCTTGGGCACGAGTGTTTTCTTCAACATATTTTCTAAATTCTGTGTAATCCATTTTTCACCCCTTACTATAAACAGTGGCTATGTAGTTGAGGTTGACCGATTATTTCATCAAACACCTCAACAACCAATCCATAATGACGTTTTTCTAACTCAAAATATTCAATAAATTTATCATAATCAATAACATCCGGTTCCCAATCGAACTGAGCAAGCCATTCATCGGCTCTATGTTCAATCATATAGCGGTCGGCTTCTCTTTCCTGCCTTCTGTCCCAACCAGAAGAACGACAATCAAGATGTCTATGTCCAAAGGAAACGTGCCCTATTTCGTGAAGTAATATATTCTGAGTTACCTTTTCACTATTGAATATATCAATAAAAATATAAGCTGTTCCTCTAATATTAAATTTCATTCCATCTTTAAGATGAGGGTAATCTGAAGGATTATAGTATTTTATTTTTAGTGCGAGTTCTGAAAGCAACTCCTTTATAACTGACATATATTTTACCCCCTGCCATGGTCTTCTTCCCATGTTTCACGGAGCAAATGTTTATAAAGTTCTTTTTCTCTATCTGTCAGAGGCACACCATCAAAAGCTACAGCTTCGTCAACAGCCTCTTGAAGCTCTTCGTCAGTAAGCGGAGAATTTATATCAAAAAGAGGAGTAACTTTTGGTTTTGGTTTAACAGCTCTTTTAGCCTTTTCTTGCTCTTCCAATTGAGAAGAAGCTGTATCAAGTACTATTTTTTGTCTTGGTTCTTCAAGTTGAGAACTGATTTCAGTGATTTTTTTCACCAAATGAGATTGTTTTTTATTATTGTTCCAATCTTCCAATGAGTAACCTTGTTTATATGAAGGGTCAATATCAGACTTTAGGAGGCCAAGTGTGTCCGAAATTTTTTGAAGGTTACCAGCATTAGGTCTAGTTATACCTTTTATATATCCAGACAAAGTTGTTGGAGGTATTCCAGCTCTTCTAGCAAATTCAGCTTGAGAGATGCCTTCTTCTTTTATTTTTGTTCTAATATTATTAGATATAACCTTTTTTAATTCCTCTTCTTGAGGTGTTAAAGTTCCTCTGCCCATAGTATGAATCTCTTTCTTGAATTTTATTATATCGTTATTATAACGAATTAAACAGTATAAAGCAATAGTTTTTTGTGAAAAATACGGTTTTTTTCGTATTTATTTATATTTTCGTCTTGACATACTGTTTAAACAGTAGTATAATTAACTCATAAAGTCAAACAAGCGAACAATCATGGAGCATTCAGTACGGCAGACGGAACAGGCTCAAATGACGGTACACGACGTATCCACCGCGACGTAAGTAGCAAGTTTGGCAAATAAAAAGCCCCAGAGGGGCGGATAAGTTATAATAGAAGTATCTTAACAATTGGAGGAAGATATGAACGAATTAATACAGCCCGTACTGGCACTTGGAGGATTAGGATATTTAAATTTTCTTATATACTCAAGAATAGATAATCCTGATTTCGGTTCAGAATCGGATAAAAAGTTGATGATTTTATTATATTCATCAATGAATTATGGAATTTATTTATTGTTATCATTGTATTTTAAACTTGTACCATCAATTTTAATTGCAATATCTCTTTCAATAATCTTAACTTTATTTTTTCCGTTTATCTCCCGAAAATTATTTATTCTTACAAATTGGATTAGAAGTATTTATGGCGTGCCTGATATAAGTAATACTAAAGTACAGGATAAGTTTTTTGAGAAGAGAGAGAGCTTTCCAATGTTTATCTTTTCTATACCAGATAATACATTAATAACATGCGGTTACAGAGGCTCTAAAAACGGAATGAACGAAGATTTTTCAATTATCAATTATAACTTTTATGGTAATGAAGGATTCTGCAGGATAAAAAATGAAAAAGATTTACTGGATTATATAGAAAATAAAAATATCGAAGCTGATATATATGTCAACTTCGATAAAAAGATAAAAATTATTTCTTTTCCGCTTTTGGTTGAGGCGGAGCAGATGAACGAGCAGGGCGGGGGACTGTAGACATTCCACCGTTATGACGTAACTCAGAAGAGCCATTATTTGGTTGAGGTATTGTTTTTTCAGCCATTCGTAATATCCTTTCTATAATATTTGAATAAAGGTCGGTAAACAATTATCCATAAATATTATATCACGGAGTTATGATATCGCTCACAATGAGCAGGGAAGACTGGCGAACAGGTTCGATTCCTGAACTTCCCTTACTGCGAAAGCAGAAATTTAAAACACAGAAAGGAGCCAGTATGGCAGAGAAAACACCACCAAAAATTACATTAAAAGCAGCACGAGTCAACGCCGGATTAACAGCTAAAGAAGTTGGAGAAATTGTCAAAAAGCACTACCAAACTATTCTAAGCTATGAAAAGGATAGTGAAAACATTCCAACAGGATTGCTAATTGAGTTGTCTGAAATATATCATTATCCTATGGATTTTATTTTTTTAGGAAAAACATACGGTTTAAACAGTATAAAAGAAAAAGCTAGCTAAAGAGGTGGAACATGAACGAATTACAAAATATTGATGGATTTAATGCCAAAATCTACGGAACAGCAGAAAATCCCTTATTTCTCGCAAAAGATATTGCAGAACTCATCGAACACTCAAGAGCGTCCGAAATGCTAAAAACAGTTGATGATGATGAAAAGCTAATGCAACCAATCCTTGCATCAGGTCAAAATCGTAATATGTGGTTTTTAACCGAAGATGGACTTTACGAAGTTCTTATGTCATCTAAAAAGCCACAAGCAAAAATTTTCAAGAAAAAAGTAAAAGAAATTTTGAAAATAATCCGCAAGCATGGAGCGTATATGACGGATGCAAAAGCTCAAGATGTTATCTCTGGTAATGGTTTGGCTGATTTGCTACTTCAAGCAGGTAATCAGATTAAGCAACTAGAACTAGAAAAAAGCCAAATGAAACCAAAAGCGTTATTCGCTGATAGTGTTTCAGCTTCCGAAAACACGATTCTCATTCGAGATTTAGCAAAAATCCTGAAACAAAATGGAATTGATATCGGAGAGAAACGATTATTTACTTGGCTTAGAGATAACGGATACCTCGTTAAAAAAATTGGTAGCGATTATAACTCACCAACTCAACGTTCGATGAACTTAGGTATTTTAGAGTTTACCGAAAACACTCACGTTCATAATAGTGGGAAGATCACCGTAACCAAAACGCCCAAAGTAACAGGCAAAGGTCAAATCTATTTTGTAAACAAATTTTTACAAGATTTAGCTAGTTAGAAAGGAAAATATATGGGAGAACGATATGATCCAATGGCTGCGTATCTAGCCAATGGCGTCCTGGAAGAGTTTCGTAAGATGACGAATGAATGGCTGAAATTCCAAAAGGAGCTTTTCAAATATGAAAGTAAGACCGGAGAAATTAGGCAGGTTGATTTGTTAAAAGAATTCCATATGTCATCAGATACGCTGAAAAAGTGGAGAGAAAACGGATTACCTTCGATAAATCGAGGTGGTTCAGTCTTCTATCTCTTGGAAGATTTACATGATTTTTATTACTAAAATGTCGGGCAAGACATGATTAAGGAGAAAACGACTATCTCCACATACAAAATTAATTCATTAAATGCGGTACTCCGCTAGAAAAGAGAAATCTATGAACGATAAAAAATTTTTAGAAAAATTGGAGAGAACTCGGTTCGATATTAATCGCTTAATTGGTGACCTCGTGGAAGAAGCGTTAGAATCCTTCTCAACTTACGATGAAGCGGTTGAAGCAATCCGAAAAAGTAAATTCATTTTATGGGGAAGTGTTGGTGAATTAATAATTAGTGAATCAATCAATAAAATTGAAAAAATTGCATTAAAAAAGCCCACTAAAAATTAGTGAGCCAAGATTCTAAAGAAATCGGTTTCTGAACATTTCATCAACAATTTCATGTTGGGCTTGATAATTTTCAAAACAATTAGACATACTACTTGTATCACTATCATCAGTTTTAACAATGTTTATAATTTTTTGAAACAAAGAATCCCAGTAAGTGTTTAAAGATGTAACTTCATAATGTGTGAATTCATAACGAATCGAGATGAATAATTCAAGATTACGTTTCAAAGTAAAGATTTCAGCACAACGGAAATCAATCATTGGAATTTCCGAAATCTTTTGTTCGGTTAACTCATAAACAAGAACTTTAGTTTTACTAAATAATTCAGATTCAAAAATTATAAACTCACCATTAAAATACTTATCATCATCCATAACTTATTCCTCCTTTCTATAAAACTAAGCAAATACCGCAAATATCTGCTCACAGTAATTATAGCACTAGGAGGATTAAAACGCATACATAGAAAGGAAACTAATGGAAACAACAATCATAAACGGGCGCAAAGTCCGAGTGTTGCCAACCAATGTTGGACAAATCTATCATGATTTAATCAAACGAGAAAATCGTGGAGTAGTAGTCTTTGAAACTTGGCAACGTCCAGACGGAAGTCTTTATATGACTTCACGCAAAAAGAATAAACAAGAGCTTGCTGCTGATAAAGCTGCAATGCTTAACGAATGTATTTCAGACTGGAAAAAAGTTTGGAACTAAAAAAGCCCGCACGGGCATGCGGACTAAGACGTGATACATCTTTATATATTTTTATATCTAGATTATATCACGTTTCAACAAAAATAAGAAACGGAGAACATTATGGAATTACAACTTATACCAGTAGATGGCGATGGACAAAGGGTTGACTTGAATCCATCAGCTATAAAAGATATGGATAATATCACACTTACAGAATTCTTAGCTCAGGCAAAGATTATAGCTGACCTTTATAAAAAGGGCGAAACTGAGGTTAAAAAACGTCTTGATGAAGGTCAACAATTCAATCGTTTGAGTTATGGCGAACCAGCCAAGCGAAGAGTGTTAAAAATGAATAATAAACAGAAGCGTGATTTAGTAATTTCTCGCGGTTGGGATTGTGTAGAACCTATTCCATTAGGCAAACTAATAGAAAAGTTTGGAAAAGACATAGAAAACGAATTACCAGTAGTAATTACTGAAAATAAAGCACCTCTTAAATGGGATGCGTGAGGTAAATTATGGCAGATTATGAAGAACAAATGCTTGCCTTACAAAAACCTTTGCAACCAGACCGAGTAGTTTGGAGAGTTCAACAATCAGGATTTTCTAAACAAGGTAAACCTTGGGCTATGGTTCTTGCTTATATGGATAATCGGGCAGTCCAAGAACGTTTTGATGAAGTTTTTGGAATTTCCGGATGGAAGAACGAATTCAAAACAGCTCCAGATGGTGGAACATTATGTGGTATATCCGTTAAGTTTGGAGACGAATGGGTCACCAAATGGGACGGCGCAGAAAATACTCAGGTTGAAGCAGTCAAAGGTGGATTATCTGGATCAATGAAGAGAGCAGCTGTCCAATGGGGAGTAGGTAGATATTTATATGACTTACCTACCAGTTTTGCTCAAACATCACTTGAAAAGACTGATGGTTGGAACAAAGTTTTTGATAAAAAAGCAGGAAAGAACTTTTGGTGGAATAATCCACAGCTTCCAAGTTGGGCTTTACCTCATAATCCAAAGGTTCAAAATACAAAAGCTGACTTTACTGAAGAAGAGGTACCAACTCCACCTAAATTATATGTTGTTGGTAAAGATAAAAAAGAATTTGATGAGAAAAAGCTTCAAGCTGTAGTTAACAAAATGGCTATTATTGCCGGAAAAGACTATGGGGCAAGTATTGATGAACAAAATGATTGGCTAAAAATGCCACTTGATGAAGCATACAATGATATCGAAAAATTCGTAGATATAAAAAAGGAAGAACAAAATGATTAACAATGTCACTCTAGTAGGGCGAATCACTAAAGAACCTGAACTTAGATATACACCACAAAATAAAGCAGTTGCCGCTTTTACTCTTGCAGTTAATCGAGCATTTAAAAACGCTAATGGAGAAAGAGAAGCTGACTTTATCAATTGTGTTATCTGGGGTAAATCAGCCGAAAACTTGGCCAATTGGACTCATAAAGGTCAATTAATCGGAGTTACTGGTAGTATTCAAACTCGAAACTACGAGAACCAACAAGGTCAACGAGTTTATGTAACAGAAGTCATTGCAAACAATTTCCAAGTACTAGAAAAAAGTAACCAAGCAAATAATGAACGAGTTGGTAATCCAGCTGCAAAACCACAAAATAACGATTCTTTTGGAAATGATCCAATGGAAATTTCGGATGATGACCTACCATTTTAATTAACAACCAGGTGCAGCGTGCGTAACAAATGCTTAAATTCGAGGGGATAGGCAATGCGCAACATCCCCCAGCCTTTAATTTGAAAAATAAAACTTGAAATAAATATAGAAGAAAGGATATCGAATGGTTGAAATTAGTTGGATTAAATTGAGCGTTAATATTTTTGATGATGAAAAAATGAAATTGATTGATGAAATGCCAGAAAATGATGCGATTTTTAGAATATGGGTTTACTTGCTTAGTTTGGCGGGAAAAACAAATGATTCTGGACTTGTCTATTTAAGTAATCATATTCCATATACTGATGAAATGATTTCTGCTTTGTGTAATAGGCCTGTTTCTACTGTAAGATTGGCTCTTAAAACATTCAGAGACTTTGGTTTAATCGAAATTTACAATGATAATCTCATTAGTATAAGTAACTGGGAAAAGCATCAAAATATTGATGGAATGGAGAAAATTCGAGAGCAGAATAGGATAAGAAAGCAGGCACAGCGCGAAAGGCAAGCTTTGTTAAGTGGTCACGTGACGTCACGTGACAGTCACGCAACAGAAGAAGATAAGAATAAGAGTAAGAATAAGAAAAAGAGTAATAATAATATGTCAGATAAATCTGACGATGTTATTCCATATTCTGAAATCATTTCTTACTTGAATGAAAAAACAGGGCGAAGTTTTAGAACTACTGAAGCTCACAAACGTTTTATCAAAGCGAGGTGGAATGAGGATTATAAACTAGATGACTTTAAGAGGGTCGTTGATAATAAAGTTGCTGACTGGACAGGTAAAACAATAAACGGTCAACCAGCAGAAAAATATTTACAACCGTCAACTTTATTCGGAACGAAGTTTGATAATTACCTTAACCAGACACCAATGCGCCAAGAACAAGCACAGCCTTATGATGATCTTGGATTGCCATTTTAGGAGGAAGAAATGGAAAGTATCGGAGATGTTATTGGAAAATTTGTTGATATGAATAAATTTAATGCAATGACTGATAAAGTTATCACTCGTCCAGAAATAGAAAAATTCATTTCGGATAATAAGATGACTAGCGATGAAGTTTCAAAAAGTTATTCTAAATTCTACGAATATCTTAAAGAGAAAAATAAATTTGATAATAACGAAAAAACAGCATTGAGTGGACATGAACCTTTTTTGATTATGAACTGTGGTTATGCCGATGTTGTCTATCGTGAGACTGAAGAAGTGATTAAACGTAGGAAAAAAGCTGAGTTTGTCAAAAGGCTTAATCGCAATAGCATTGTGAGAGATATGACAATAAAAAAAGCAAGTTTTGAAAATTTTAATGCAGTAACTGACGAAGAAAAGAGAGCTTTGGCGTTCGCAAAAGAAGTATCTGAATATTATTATACTGGCGGTGAGGGAAATACTGTAGTAAGCGGGCCAGCAGGAACAGGGAAAAGTCACCTAGCCATGAGCATCTTAAAAGATTGTTTGCAGCATACTGATTTAACCGTTATTTTTGCAAGCTGGTCAGAGGTTCTTCACTTAATCAAAGATAGTTTTGATAATAAAGACAGCTTTTATTCAACTGAATACTTCATGGAAGTTTTTAGAAATACTGACTTATTAGTTATTGATGATATTGGAAGCGAGAAAATAACAGAATGGTCGATGTCTTTACTGACAGAAGTTTTGGATGCAAGGACTAAGACTATTATTACCACTAATCTAAAAAGTGATGAAATAAGAAAAAAATATCATAACAGGACATATAGCCGTTTGTTCAGAGGTATTGGAAAAAAAGCATTCAATTTTGAAAATATTAAAGATAAGCGTGTTAGTCAGTTGCCATTCTAGGAGAAGCAATGAAAACAATAATCATTGAGCAGTGGGAAAACGAACATTACCCACTCGGAAGAATTAAAAAGCAGAAGCTGGCAGAGAAATCTGAGCATGAGATTATTTTTATTCTTAATCGCATGGCTCAGATGCCTGCAATTGTTAGATTTGGAGAAGCGAGTGAAGTTTGAATTTGAATTATATCGGGCTATCAGTAAATCAAAAGATGTTCCAAAAAGTAAAAAATTGATTTTGAATTCTAATGACAGGATGCATTTCCACCAAAAAGCGAAAATAATTCAAGAATTAAAGAGAATTACTTTTAATCAAGTACGAAATCCATTAAACAGCTTAGAGAAGTTGCCGTTATTTGATAGCACACGGACTTGTAGCGTTACACTGACAGTCTTTACACCAACCAAACGAAGAAGTGACCCAGACAACTTACAACCGACCTTAAAAGCGATTATGGACGGTTTTACAGAAGCAGGTCTTTGGTCAGATGATAATCATGAAGTAGTTAAATTTACAAAGTATCAGTATGGCGGGCTTTCTGGAACGAAAGCTTATCGTCTTGAAGTTGATATCGAGGAGGTTTGAATGACAGCATTCAGAATCATACCAACTGTTAAATTGTTTAACTTAGCTAAGAAAGCAAGATATGACGGTTATGGAAGTAATTCGGTTTATATCACAGTTAGAACTAAAGGAAGTCATGAGCTGGTTGAAATTTATCGAGATATTAAATCTGTTTTCAACAACGGAAAAGATATGACTTGGAATCAACTGTTTAATTTTATGGATAAGCAATTGACAGAATCATTAGTTGTGTTTGAATAGCTCTAATTCATGAAAATTACGGTTACATTGAGCGCTTAAACCGTTTCATGGATAATTTATCACGAACAATCTAAGAGCGCTTAGAAAGGATTTAATAGGCATAAATGAAAGCATTAGAATTTTGGAATTTAATTGATAAATATCTCAAAGAGAACAATATGAGCTTGACTCAATTAAACAATGAATTGTGTTTTAGACCAGGATATTTAAAAGTTAGAAAAGACAGGCATAAAATTCCATCAGCCATTAAAATGGTTAAGCTCAAAAATATTCTTAGTGATGATGTCTTATACGAATTAATTACAACTTTCTGTGTACTCCCAACAAGTTTGCATGATATTAGAGAAGTTGATGATTTTATCTTATCACTCGAAATATCGAAAGAGATGAGAGAAAAACAACGAATGAGACGCAAATTACAAAGAACAACTGATTAAAGGAAAAACAAACAATGAATAAAAAATTAATCACAACAGCAGTAGTCGCAGCAGGAATCTTTGGTTCAGCAACTTTTGGAGCTTATGCAGCTAATGCATGGGCAGGACATCAAAATATGGTCGCTGTGCAACAAAATATCTCTATCTTGAAACAACGCTTGCTAGACCGAAACGAACAGCTTAAACAGGCTAATAATAGCTCACAGCAATATTCAGACCAATTGAATCAATTGAACAACCAAATTAACCAGTTGAAAGACCAAATCAATCAAGATAACTCAAACTTGCAAAATCAAGCTGCTAATTATCAAAATCAACTGAACGCACTCAATCAGCAAAAAGAAGAAGTCGCTAGACAATTGAGTCAAGCGAACCAAGATAAGGCGAAGATGGTGCAACAGATTAGTGATTTGAACTCAAAGCTAACTGCCGCTCAACAAAAGACTGACGAGTTATCTCAGGCTGTGACTGATGCACAACAGACTAAAGATTTATCAGACGATGCTGTTAACGCTACGAAGTGAGGTAGGAAATGACAGTTGAAAGTTTACTAAGAACAATTGCGGATCACACCGCAGTGATTTTAAAAGATACTATCGGGAATACTTTAATTCAATTTAATTATGGCGAGAACGTTGAAGTATTTAGCCCAGTATTCCTATATCGTAAAGTTAAGATTCTTGAAATAGACAATACTAGAGAACTAATCGCTGTATTGGAGGACACGAAAAATGACTAAGTTTGAAGAAAAACTAGAAAAATTACCAATAAAAAATATTGAGCATCCTATTGGTGACACTAAATATTATGCGGCCGTTCATGTTAAAACATTGATAGCACAAGCTGACGAAGAATATCAGGAGCTATTTGATAAATATAGTAATCTCAATGATAGCTATGAAAAAGAAGTAATCAGAAGTTCTAAACTAGAATCGCAAATCATTGATTTAAAATCCCAACTCCAACAGCAAGCCCTGCCAGTCGTGCCTGAGTGTGTAGGGGAATTATTTAATGAATATCGTTTAGAAAATATTCAAAGACTTTTTGAATTTGGTATTGATGATATTAAGTCAAATAAAATGATTAAAGCTCTTATGTGGCGAGATAAACATCCAGATACTTTCTCACTAGCATTCATCACTGGTAAATATGAAGTCGAAAAACCGCAGCTGTTCTATATTGATTTACCAAAAGTTTTTGGATTAAGCGATTCAACCAGCGATTCAACCTTCGTATCAAAAGCGGAAAGTGGAATAATCTCAGAATTTACAAAAGGAAAAGATTATGCATTAAAATTAACAGAACAAGAAATCAAGTCAATTGATGAGCGTTACTGGCAGTTTGCTGTGCCTGTGGAGGACGGAGAATGACAAGAGGATTTAAAAAACTAGACGGAAATGCGACTATTCCAGAACGAGCGACAGAACATAGCGCAGGGTATGACATTTCATCAAGTGAAACAGTTACGATTCAACCTGATGAAATTAAAATGGTAAGCACTGGGCTAGCTGTTCAACTTGGTGATGATGAAGTATTGAAATTATACGACCGTTCAAGTAATCCAGTTAAGCGTGGCATTGCATTGATTAATTCAGTAGGGATTATCGATTCAGATTACTATCCGCAAGAATTTAAAGGCTTATTTATGAACATCTCAAAAGAGCCTGTAACCATTTCTAAAGGTCAAAGAATAATGCAAGGGGTATTTGTCAAATACCTTACAATAGACGATGACAACGCAAATGGAAAGCGTACAGGCGGATTTGGTAGCACTGGGGAGGTTTGAGAATGACACAAGAAACAGCAAAAGAGCGCATTTATCGTGAAGCGCTGGAAAAAACAAGAGATAGATTAGATGGCTTTGAAGAGCTGTACGCAAATAAAGAAGTTTACTATGCATTCGATGAACTAACTGGATTAGTTGAAAAAGGTTTAAGCCAAGCTTCTAAAATTCCTTCCAGCACTGACAAACTTTCGGTTGAAAAACTCCAAGAACAAAATAAAACGATGAAATTAGCATTGGTAGAACTTAGTGATGAAAACATTTATGACAATACAGGATTTTTTGCCAACGAATATGCAAAGAACTTAGTAGAGCAAATAGATGCAGGAGAAATAGAAACTATTGTAGAGCGTTGCATCCGTAATCACCAAGAACAGCTTAACACTGCGAAAAAGGCACTGACAGAAATAGCTTCTACCAGACAAGAAATTTACCGAGGAGGCACCTTAGTAGGACTTGAACTAACAGAAGATGCAAAAATAGCTCATGATGCACTCGCAGCGATTGGAGGGGATGATGGACAATAAAAGAATTTCTGAAATCGTTGACGAAGAAATGATAAAGCAAGATGCAAACAGATATCGTGATATGAGGAAAATTCTCACGATTCCGAAAAGCATTGCGGATGAGTTGGATGATATTTTTAATGAATTTGTCAGAATAAAAAATAGTCGTAGTATTTGGGGTTTGTTATGGCGAGCAGAGGAAATAGATGATGAAACTAGAATGCGGTTAGAATGGTTACTACCAGATGAAAATCAAGTTAATATCGCTGTCGCCTACCTCGCAGGCAAAGCCCTCGGAGTTGATTTAGTGAAAGTGGTGGAGGGATGATTGAATACGCAATATATAAAGGCGAAAAATTTATAGCAGAAGGAACAGCTGACGAACTTGCTAAATTACTAAATGTTAAACCTACAACTATTAAATGGTGGTCAAGACCAGTTAATTCAAGGCGCGATAAAGGTAATAGGAAGATAGCAGTTAAGTTATGACCGACAAACTAATATCGCTGGTCATCAAAGTGTGTGACTGGGTAGCGAATTTAAAGGAGAATAAAAAAATGACAGTAAAAGAAAAATTTTTGAATGACATCAAATCATTAATTGAAAATAAAGACATATCTAAAGAGGATAAAGTTTTGACTGTTTGGATTGAAACACCTGATATGACAGCAAGAGAATTGATTGTAAATCCTTTTGAAAATTTACAAGCTAAACATGATTATTATGATAAAGCTTATGATGATAATTTGAACTTAAAAGCAAATCCAGATATTTTCATTTCAACATACAGCACAACTGGAATAATAGTTGATGTAGTTGAATAAAACTAATATCGCTGGTCAATGACTGGTGGGGAGGGATTGAATGAATCCATATATAAGTGAGCTGTTTGATAAGATTACCAAACTTGAAGATTTTCAAGATGACTGCATTAAAAGTGGTTGCTTATCAACCGTTATCACAATAGGAACTCAAATTTTAGAACTAGAAAAAGAAGTTAAAAAAATTAGCAATATTATACACCCGCTAATTCCAGAACCATGGGCGAGTATGAGCGCTGACGAGATAATAAAAGGATTAGGAGTGTATAGATGAAACTAATGTGTAAGCTGTTCGGGCATAAGTGGGAAAATGCACTCTATATTCGAGTGTGCAAGCGATGTGAAAAGATTGAGTGGGTTTCAAGTAATTCAGGGCTTGAAGTCTATGACATAAACCTAAACCGCTCAGATCTTGACGAGTCAGAGAACGTGTTCGGGGAGGAATGATGTATAAGAAAGCAACAATATTTATTATATGTATGATTATTGGAATGGCAATATATGTTGTTATGGATTACTTCATTCAAAATGCTACACCATTTAGATGGATTGTTATTATAGCAACTTCTGCATAGTTCGCTTACTCATCAGAATTTGAGGAGAATCACAATGACAGAAGCTGAAAAATGGCTTGATAAACATATGGATTGAGGTGGATAATGGGATTTAAGAATTATGAAATAGTAAGTACGCACTTAGGATATGAAGATCATGGAATTTTTACAGTTTATCTGACATTAAAGGGTGGCGGATTTGGTGTAAGTGTTGGTGGATATGCACTTGATGAGCCAATTGCTGGGAAAAGGGTTATAGCTAAAAAAGGAGCAGAACTCATCCCTAAAATTTTAGATGTTGTCGGAGTTGAAACATGGGAACAGCTCAAAGGACAGTACATTCGAGTTGAAGATAACGGACTTGGAACTAAGGTTTCTAAAATTGGTCACTTAATGGATAATAAATGGTTAGATTTTGAAAGTTTTTTCAAAGAAGTTGATAATTGAACGCAAAAAAAGCCCGAATCATAGATAAGGGCTTCGAGGGATAACAAGTTAACGTGATGATAAATCCATGCAAGATGAACACGGCCTAATTTGAAATGATGGATAAGTTCTACGAATGTATTCCATTGCTTCGATATCATTTTCAAAATCCCCATCAATAAGATATGAATCATTAACTTTTGGGCGATTAGGGCAAGTTCCCTTGTGTACTTCATGATAATCACTGAAGTCACCACTTTTATCTACGACATAGCTCATGAGTTAGTCCTCCTTCAAATAGTTTGTATTGGTTGTACAATTTTATTTTAAAACTATTGCTAACCAAGTACAAGCAATATGATTTAAATAAAAGGAAATATAAAAAAGCCCAAGCTGACCAAGCTTGAGCGAAATACTGAAGAACACTGCGATTTTTATTTTTGGTCATCAACATTATAGCACACAGACCAATAATTTATTCCAAAATAAAAATGCCCGAGTTGACCAAATTCGAGCTTAATAGAACAAAGTTTTATGGATAATTTTTATGGTCTAACAAATTATATCATACTGAGCTAGGAACTCGCTAAACTCAACTGGAGGAAAAATGAAATGGACGAAGATGGGTGCATCGGAGGATGCTTAATTCCAATTATATTAATCATGTTTATTATCTGGTTTGGTAGATATGCATTGCATTGGTGGTAAACAAAAAAGCCCACGGCAATGGGCTTCGCGATTAATTTATTCTAATACTATTATAACATAACAGGAGTTAGAATATGACAAAAGAATTGACGAAAGCACAATGGCACGATGTTCGAATGACCTTAAGAATTATCATTCGTAATAAGAAGAATGCCAAACAATCTCAGCTTATCAATGAAGCATTAGATAATATTAAAGATGAAGATGATCGTAAGATATTCAAACATTATTACATTGATCGCTGGGGCATCATTAAGATCACAATGAATATGTATTACTCAAAGACTGCAGTCATTGCAAGAAATAATAAAGCAACGCAACAGTTTGCTGAGAAATATGACGGCGGTCATTTACTTAAGATGTTTCATGAATAATATAAAGAACGCTACTTTTTCGTAGCGTTTTTGTTTTACGATTGAATCATGATAGATGTGAGTACACCAAAGGCAAGACACAGGTTCTATTGCTCAGGAGCTTGGAGACGTATGAGAGAACAGATACTCAAGCGTGATAACAATGAATGTCAATGGTGTAAAGCAGAAGGCAGGGTGACAACGGCTAAGACTGCGACACTAGAGATAGATCATATCAAGGAGCTTGAGTATCATCCAGAGCTTGCACTAGAGCCTAGTAACCTTCGCACCTTGTGTCATGACTGCCACAACAAGAGGCATGATAGACACAGATACAAGCAGTTTGATGATGAAACTTTTGAATTCTGATTTTATTGTTCGGAAATTACAGAAAAATAATTGAAATATACCCCCGGGTCTAAAATAATTGGGTCTATTTCCAAATTTACCCCAGACCGGTTGGGGTTTTTTAACCAAATATAAAGCCATTTTTTTGAAAGGGGGGGTATCCATGGCAAAAAGCAAACTTGAAATAGAATTATTAGGTCTAATTAATGAAAAATCGGCTTCAGAAATCGAAAAGGTCGAGAGATATTGTAGTTTGGTCAGAATATCCAGAAACCTTGATAAATCTATTTCTAAAGATGGAACAATGATAAAAGTCGTTAATGGTAATCAAGAATTTTTGAAACCAAACCCTGCCATTTCTGAGAAAGTAAAAATTAATACAGCTCTTATAAAATTGGATGAATTTTTCGAGGAAAAACGAGCCGAAAAGAGCAAAAATAATGATTTTAATGAGGAAGATTTATATGCTGATTAAATATGTCAGTGATTATATCAATTCTTATCATGCTCAAAAAGTAAAACTTAACAAGGAACGTATAGAACTTGTTGAATATATCGCTAGAGAAATTGAACCTCGTCTTGAAAGAAAAGAGATTTACTTTGATGAAAGTCAAATAAATAAATGTATCAGATATATCGAAACATTTTATTTTAAACTAGAGGACTTTCAAAAATTTATTATTAGTTTCATTTTTTTATTTTGGAGTGATGGGAATGATATTGTTTTTGAACAATTTTTAATCATGATGGGGCGTGGTGGCGGTAAGAATGGTTTAATCTCTGGAGTAACTAACTACTTGCAAACTCCAATGCACGGAATTCCCAAATATCATATTTCGCTTGTCGCAAATAGTGAAGATCAAGCTAAAATGAGCTTTGAAGAAATCTACGACACAATTGAGATGAATGAAAAACTTCAAAGAATGTTTTCTTGGGGTAAAAAAGAAATCAAAAATCGCAAAACCCAGTCTATTATTCGCTATAAGACGAGCAATGGAAATACAAAAGATGGTTTGCGTGACGGTGCAGTAGTATTTGATGAAATACACCAATATGAAGACCATAAAGTAACAGATGTTTATATTTCTGGTTTGGGGAAAGTTGCTAATCCAAGAGAGTTCTATATCGGAACAGATGGATTTGTTCGCGAGGGATTCATTGATGAAATGAAGGAATTAGCTCATAAAGTACTCAAAGGTGATGCTGATTTTGATGAATTATTTCCTTTTATTTGCAAACTGAACGATGAGCAAGAAGTCGATGATCCAACAAATTGGGAAATGGCTAATCCTATGTTTACTCTTCCAATGAGCAGTTATGCGAAAAGATTGTATAAAAAGGTTACAAAACAATATAAAAAACTAGAGGTTAACCCGAGTGGCCGTGATGAATTTATGACTAAACGGATGAACCTGCCGGTGACAGATATTGAAAGAAGCGTGGCCACTTATGAAGAATTAAAAGCAACAAAAAAAGAGTTCCCGGAACTCCGAAATTTACCAGCAGTTGGAGGATTTGACTTTGCCTCTACTCGTGACTTTATTGCAGTTGGTGCTTTGTTTAAGGTTGATGGGGATTATGTTTTCAAATCTCATTCATTTGTTCGTAAAGAATTTGTCGATAGAATATATAGCTATTCAAAGCCAAATGAAAATGTTAATGGTAAGCGACGATTTGCCCCGATTAGACAATGGGAGGATGAGGGGTTGCTCACAGTATTAGATGAACCCTCAATGGATGCACAGCACGTTGTAGATTGGTTCGTTCGTATGCGTGATGAAGAAGGCTATGAATTCCAAACTATTTGTGGAGATGGCTATAAAATGAGGGAGTATTTACAACCTAAATTTGAAGAAGCTGGGTTTGAAGTCTCTTGGAATGGCAAATTTGAAGAACCGCTTGGATATCGTGTGGAAGTCATTCGTAACTTTAGAGCCATTGATGCGCAATTATCAACGGTAATTGAGGACAGTTTCGCTAATCAAAAAATTAATTTTGGTGATAATGACATGATGCGTTGGTACACAAATAATGTACTTAGACATTTGAAAAAAGATGGGAATGTGGAATATATCAAAAAAGAAGATGTTAGACGAAAAACAGATGGATTTAAAGCTTTTGAAGCAGCAATGTTTAAGGCTGATTTACTAAATGAAGTAGATACCACTGATTTCTATGACAATTTGAGTTGGTTTATGGGATAAAACGATACTTTTTGATTGTAAAAATATTAGATAATTTACTTATGAAGTTATCAGCGAAAGCAAACAAAATGTAATTCGTTCGGTTGGATATACTTCTAAGCAAGTCATTGCTCGAACCAGTGGCTTGCTATAAATGGGTTGATAATAATATTCCCTTGGTTTGAATCCATAAAAACAGCTTGGTAACTTGCGACTGTACAGTGATGTCGTTACATTCACAACGGGGTTATTTAATGTTGTCTATCTCGTCATAGACTTTGCTGACTAACCCATAGGACTTTCTAGGAGTCAAGGGCTTACAGCGTAGCAAGCACGGTACGGAAACGTAGGCGCTCAGGGTTCGACTCCCTGACTTGCTATTATAATTTTATTACAGGTTGTCCATTGGGCAGCCTTTTATTTATAAAGAACGCTACTTTTTCGCTCTACTTTTCCATTAAACTTGAATTAAAAGTACGGAAAGGAGAAAATGTGGGACTATTTTCAGACATTTGGGCGTCGGTTAAAAGCAAAAGTGAAAATACTGATGTTTCTGGTTACACAGCCTTATTTAATGCACAAGCTACCCTAGGAATGAAAAATGCTGCTTTAGAATCATGTGTAAGTTACTTGGCACGATTAATTTCTAAAGGAAAATTTGTATTTAAGAATGAAAGTTCTATTACAGATTCAGATTTTAATTATGCTTTAAATGTAAAGCCTAATCCAAATCAAACTGCCAGTGAATTTAAAGTAGCAATGGTAAAAAAGCTACTCAATGGCGAATTATTAGTTATCAGAGATAATGATAAATTTTATGTCGCTGATAGCTTTGTTACAAACTACTCATTAGATGGAAATACCTATTCTGGTGTAACGATTAATTTCTCAAGTAGTAATGTCGCAAATGCTCCAAATTCTGGTCCGTATGCTCAAAAGTATTTTGATAGAGTATTTACTCAAGGAGTTGACTGTTTCCATTTGGATAATGACAATATTGGAATAAAAAAATATATTGATAGTCTGTGGGAAGATTATGGGAAATTGTTTGGAATATTAATTACCAATCAACTGCGAGTTGGTCAGTTGAGAGCCAAGTTAAGTATTCCCGTCAATACCAAACTTGAAGAAGATGAGCAAAAAAAAGTTCAAAAACAATTTGCGACAACTTTATCTCAAAGTTTACTCACAGACCCTATTGTATTCGTCCCCGACAATGGTAAAGCACAATCTGCTTATGATGAAATTTCTTCTAGTAAATCAGCAACGCTTCAAAATCAAATCATGGATTTTGGGACATTAAAGAAGATTTTTATTGGTGAAATAGCTGGATTGCTAGGAATTCCACCAGCTTTAGTTCTTGGAGAGACTGCAAATAACTCTGATAATTTAGATTTAGCAATTGAATCTGCAGCGATTCCACTTGGAAACAAGTTATCTGAAGGATTTGCCAGTTTATTAATAAAAGAATCAGGTTTTATAAATGGGAATACCTTACAAATGACTGGCTTTAAAACGATTAATATTCTTGACCGTGCGGATGCGATTGATAAAGTCGGCTCTAGTGGCGTAGTGAAAATAAATGAAGTACGTGAGGCTTCTAATTTACCACCAATACCAGACGGAGACAGATTTATTATGACAAAAAATTATGAAGAGAAAGGAAAAGATAGTGAAGACACTTAAATTTAATGGTGCAGTCGCAGATAATGATGATGCAGAAGTTTATGACTGGTTTGGTATGGAGTGCATCACCCCTAAGGATGTTAAAACTTTCTTAGATGATGCAAATGGTGAAGATGTCACAATTCAAATTAATTCGGGTGGGGGATCAGTATTCGCTGGAAGTGAAATTTTCACTGATTTAGGGAAATATCAAGGAAAAGTATTTGCCGAAATTTCAGGAATTTGTGCTAGTGCAGCAACATTTCCGCTTCTAGCAGCTGATAAGGTAACGATGACCCCGACAGGTCAAATAATGATTCATAATGTTTCTGCTCTTCAAGCAGGAGATTATCGTGATATGTCAGACATGTCTAATATCTTGCTTGGTTCAAGCGAAAATTTAGCGAACCTTTACGCAAAGAAAATGGGCGCTTCCGTTGAAGAAGCTCAAAAAATGATGGATGCTGAGACATGGTTTAATGCAAAACAAGCTAAGGAATCAGGACTTGTTGATGAAATTCTTTTTGAAGATAATCAACAAGTTCAATTGGTTGCAAGTATGTCTCCAGTGTTATCTCATGATAAGATTAGCCAGTTTAAAAATATGATCAATGGTGAAGCAAAAAAATCACCAACGCTTGACATTCGACTCGATGATGAACAAATGAATTCAATTACTAATTTAATTGATGAAAAAATAGCTGCAGTAAAAGCAGAATTTGAAGCTAATAACTCGGCAGACAAGCCGCTTAAAAATCAACTATTTAAATTTGGAGGAATTAAATAATGGATTACACAAAACTACCTAATTACACAGCGGCTGTAGAGAAATATACTAATGCAGTAAAAGAGGGTGCAGATGAAGCAGCACAATCTAAAGCTTTTGACAAAATGATGAACACTCTTGGAGCTGAAATTATGGAAAACATGAATGCTTCAACATCAGATGAAATCAACGAATTAATGGCTTCGCGTCCAACTAATGGACTTTCTGAAAATGAAACTAAATTCTTTAATGATATTACTTCTGGCGTAGGGAAACCAGAAGTGACCTTGCCTCTTGAACTTATGAACCAAGTATTTCTGGAATTACAAAACGCTCATCCGCTTTTGGATATTATCAAATTCCAAAGCGCCGGATTGAAAATGAAAGCTACAGTCGCTGATTCAATTTATGGTGGTAGTACGGCTGTTTGGGGAGAAATTTTTGATGACATTAAAGGTCAATTAAAACAAACTTTCAACGAAGTAGACTTCTCTCAAAACAAATTAACTGCTTTTGTCGCAATCCCTAAAGATGCTCTTGAAAATGGTTATGACTGGTTGAAATCATTTATTATCATTCAAATGTCTGAAGCGATGGCTGTGGCACTCGAAACAGCTTTAGTTGCAGGAGATGGAAATAAAAAACCTATTGGATTGATGAAGGATCTCTCTAAAGGCGCTATCAAGGGTAATTTAACAACGTATCCAGATAAAGCCGATTTTGCAGATTGGTCTGATATTGATCCTGACAATGCAGCAGAAAAAATCGCCCCTGTAATGCAAGCTCTCTCTAAAAATGAAAAAAATATCACAGTAAATATCTCTGGACAAGTAAAAATGTTAGTTAATCCTGATGATTATTACTCTACTCTTGCCAAATTCATGTATCTCACGGATAACGGTGTTTGGGTAACTGTTTTACCTTTCGGTGTTGAAATTGTTCAATCCGTTGCAGTGCCAAAAGGAAAAGCAGTAATCTTTGCGGCTAACCGCTACTGGGCTTATATGGGCGGAACAAGAATGCAAGAGTTTGATCAAACTTTCGCTCTCGAAGACTTGCAACTTTATACTGTCAAAGCTTTCTACTACGGAAAAGCTTATGACAATAATACAGCTCGGGTTGTAAAACTTGCTACAGTCTAATGTTGCCCCAGTTACATTCACAGAAGCTTAATAGTAAAGGAGAAGTAAATGAGCGATGCGGGAACTTGGGCGGATGGTCATCTTAAATCTTTTAAACAAAGGATGCGGATTAATACAGAAGATCCTGATGAACTTGCCAATTTAACAAAAATGCTCATTGCCTCTTATACTTCAATTCTTCGGTTGGTTGGTGTATCTGATGCGACTGACCCCGAAGTTGAGGAGTTAATCTATGAGCGTTCACGCTATACTTACAATGATGCACTTGATGAGTTTAAAGAGAATTATGCTCAAAACATTCGTGACGTTTTTCTAGCTAATCAACCTGAAGAAAGCGAGGAAAGTGATGATAAAATCGCAGAAAGTCCTTCAATCTTCTAACCGAACGAACAATGGAACGATGCGAACTTCAGTTACTTTTAAACGAGTAGGTCTTGATACCTCTTTTGATGGAAGAGGTAAAGAACTGATTGAAAAGTTTAAAACACTTGCGGATGTGTATAGCCCAAGCAATAAAGATTTGAGCATCTTAGGAAGCCAAAACGTTAAGAATGGAGCAACAATAAAAATTCGTGATCCCTTAACGAGTTATCAACCTAAAAATGATGACAAGGTTATTATTGATGATCCTAGATATTCAGGTCAGGTTTGGGGGATAGTAGACATTCAGCCTGATTTTCATGACCGAACTTTCTTGAAAATAATTCTAGGAGGGACGAATCTTAATGAGTAGTTCAATGACAATCAAAGGGTTTGAAGAAATTGAAGCAAAATTGAGAGAAAAGTTTAGTGAAACTCGTGTGAAGAAGATAGAAAGTGATGCACTTAAAGCAGCCGCTGATGAAGCTGTAGTTGATTTAAAGAGTACCCTTTCTCAATTTGCAAATTCTGGTGATACAGTAGCTGGTGTTGTTCGAGGGAATGTTTCTAGAACATCAGGATTCCCCGTCATAAAGATAGGTAACAACGGTAAGCATTGGAGACTTGTCCATCTTGAAAATAATGGCTTTGTCAGAAATGGTAAATCATATCGTTATAAAAGTTTTGGTGCTTTACAAAGATTTTCAAATGCTCAAGGACAAAAATTTGTTAAGACAGCGCAAGCTAATTTGAAGGAGTTGCTAAAATGAATGATATGCTAAGTGAACTTATGCAAGCTTTAGCTAATGACTCTGATATTCTAGCAATTCAAAGAACAGGTGGGCTTAAAAGTTATTCAAGATATGAAAATTTATCTGAAAGCTCAACAAGTATAACAATTACTCCGACTGGTCCACCAGAACAAACAGCTATGAGTAGCAATGATTCACTAGCTAAACATTTTGTTTATCAGGTCAGCATAGAGGCAATTGACCGATTAACAGTAAAAAAATTACAAAATACAGTTGAAAATATTCTAAAAACAAAAGGATTCTTTCAGATGAATGGCGGACTAGATGAATATTTTAGCGATACAAAAAGATATGTGGATGCTCGGTTTTATGAAGGCAATAGCAATCTTTACGAAAATTATTGAAAATAAGGAGAAAAAACAATGTCAGTACCTATTGGTTTTAAACGTTTAACAATTCGTATAAAAGATGGTAAAACTGCAGTTCCTGATAAAACTCAGTTTGTTATCGAGGGAAAAAAAGATAATGGTGGTATGGTTTCCGCTAAAGTATCAGGATTAGCGGTTGATGCCGTAAAATCTTATTCTTCAAATAAAGTATACTCCATTTCAGGAAAAGGAGTTGGAGATGGTAAAGTTGAGTTCGATATCATGGACTTCCCTGAAAAAATTAAAAATGCAGTGCTTGGAATTGTTGCATCTACTAATGGTGTATACAAAGCTACTGCAGATCGCACTTCTCCATATTGCTCGATTCTATTGGAAGATGTAACACCTCAAGGTCATCCATATTTAATGGCATTTGTGGATGGAATGTTCGCTTCTGATGGTCTTGAGTTTAATACAGTACAAGGTAAACAAAGTGAACTTCCATCAGAAGCTATTAGCTTTGCCATTGGTTCTGATGACAACGGATTGTACTACTCTACCTTTGTAGGAACTGGAGCTCCTACTGATGCAGCTGGTATTGCAGAAATTAAAGCTGATGCTTTAATGGTAGCAGGAGGGTGAAATAAATGACTAAGTTATCAATTACTCTTCGTGATAAAGACGGTGAGTTTACTGTTACTCAAGAACATGTTAGCGGTCAAAAGCTTCTTGATTATTGGGATATGGCAGCTGAAATTGAAAAAAACGTTGATAAGATGTCTATTTCAGACGTTTATAAAAAACGGATTAATTTCATCGCTGGTTTATTCGATAGTTCAAAGGTAACGGAAGAATCAATTTTAGCAAGTGTACCTGCTTGGGGATTGCAAAATTTCATTAAAGATGTTTTTGAAACGATTACTGGTTCAAAAGAAGTTACGGGTGACGAAAAAAAGGAACAATGACAGTCTCAGAAGCTCGTTCTGAATTTCTAGACTTTGTAAAAACGCTAGTATCGACTGGTTCATATACTTTAGCAGATATCCTTAGTAATGATTTTTCTACAGTTGTTTCTGTAGTTGGTGCAAAAATTATATCAAATGATGGTAGCGCCGATGAGCCTAAACAAGAAAAAGTGTTATCACTATGGGAATTTGGACAGTCATTAAAATAAAAATAGCTCTTATGAGCTGTTTTTTTATTTAAAAAAGAGATATAATTAAATAAAAAATACTGGAGCGTGATATGGAAATTAGATATTTTTTTGATGAGGTTAAAGAGACTGCAATTAATATAAAAAAACCTATATTCGCAGACAAAGACTTATACAACAAATTCATAGAAAATAGTAAAAATGTAATTGCTATAGACATAACTCCAGAAGGAGTTAAAGAAATAGTAAATAAACTTTTAAGTTATAATTTTCTTTTGCACTCTCAGATTAATTTTGTAGATTTTTTAAAAGATGTAAATATAGATTTAGAAGAGTTACAGAGCCAAAGAAATGCTCTACAAGAATTAACAAAAATAGAAATATCCAATAAAGATAAAGATATACAAAACGAAAGAATTAAAGAATTTTACACCAATCTTCCTAAGTTTGAATATAAGGTATTGAAGTTTCGTGATCGTATGATGATTGGAGATACAAAAACAAAACCTATGGAGGAAATGTTAAACGCATTTGCTAGACAAGGCTGGAAAGTAATATCTATGGTGGAAAACACATGGCGACAAGAAGGTATAATGACAGGGAATAGTCACGGTGAGATTCTAGTAACTATGGAACGACAAGTTTTTAATGGATAACTAATATAAAAACGCTACTTTTTAAGGGCGTTTTTTGTTTATCCTTGAATTAACAATAAAAGTTCAAGGAGAAAGCAATGGCAGATACACCTTTAGGGAAAATGATAATTGAAATGGGCTTTGATGATTCCAGCTTTGCAAAGGGCGTCACTGGCGTTAACAAGCAATTATCCGCCTTAAAAAATGATTTAAAAACTTCTCAAACATCATTTTCAACATTTGGCAAAGGTGTTGACGGAGTTAGAAGTCCGATGGAAGTTCTAACTAAATCCATTGAGACACAAAAAAGACAATTAGATTTACTCAAAAAATCTTATGACGGTTCACTTGTTGATGGGAAAGCAAGTTCTAGCACTCAAAAATATGCGGCTGACATTTCAAGAGCAAGCGCTCAGATGGCTCAATTTAAATCACAATTAAAGTTAGCAGCAGAGGAACAGTATAAACAAACATCTCTGTTACCTAAGCTATCGACAGGATTTCAAAAAGTAAGTGGTGGATTAAATTCGATTGCTTCTGTTTCTACTCCTGCTTCAGTAGCAGTCACTGCAGTGTTCGCAAAAGGAATTCAAGCAGCAACCAATTTCAATGGTAAGATGACTGAAATCCAAGCTTTATTATCAGATAGCACACCAGCAAATGTTCTTTCTAAGCAAATGGATACCTTATCAGATAAATCTAAACAATGGGCTAGACAATACGGTATCGATACCTCATCTATCAATGATGGTATGGAAGAAATGATTAAGCGTGGTTATGATTTCAACCAAACCGTTGGGGCAATGCCTGCGGTATTAGATGCTTCAAGAGCCTCAGGGGAAGATTTCGGAACAGTAATGTCTGCATCAACTGCTATTCTTGAACAGTTTGGTTTAAAGACTGAAGATACAGCATCCATGATGAAAAATACCCAACGAGTAACGGATAGTTTGACATTTGTAGCCAATAAAACCTCTGCGGGTTTTGAAGATATGGGTGTGGCAATGGAATATGTCGGGCCCGTTGCTCACTCTTTAGGTATGAATGTTGAACAAACCGCTGCTGCAGTAGGATTGCTTTCAAATAATGGTATCGAAGGTGAAAAAGCTGGTACATCATTACGTGGTGCTTTATCTCGCTTATTAAAACCTACTAAACAATCTTCAGCAGCTTTTGAAGAACTTGGTATTAATGTCGATGAGTGGAAAAAAGGGAATATCGGTTTGCCTGATATGCTTGACACCATTAAAAAGTCTACAGAAGGTATGACTGATGCAGAAAAAAGCTCATTAGTTGCGAAAGCGCTTGGTACAGAAGCTCAAACAGGAATGAATATCTTGATTGACCAAGGCGGAGATGCATTACGCAACTTAACCAAAGAAACTCAAAATGCGACTGGTTATACTAAAAAGCTCGCAGACCAAATGAATAATTCTGATAAGAATGCTTTTAATAAAGCTAAAGCAAGCATAGAAGTATTATCGATTGATTTAGGTCAAAAACTCTTACCTTCAATTGTGCCAATCGTTAAAGAAATAGATAATTTAGCTGGTTCATTCGAAAAGCTAAGTCCAGAAACTCAACAATTCATCATTAAAATGGCAATTGCGGCTGCTGCAGTTGCTCCAACAGCGAAAGCTTTAAGTGGATTAACAAGTATTATTTCGGGAGTTACTGGTGGTCTGGCTAGAATTGGGGCAAAAGGAGCTGGAGAGCTTGCGCTTAGAGGAATTGCCACAGAAGCAGGAGGAGCAACCGCTGCGATAGCTGGGGGAGGGGGACTATCTGCTTCCTTAGCTGGAATCTCTCCAATATTAGCTGGTTTAAGTCCAGTGGCGGTTGGTGCATTAGGTGTAGCTGGTCTAGCGGGGTTAATTATCGGCGTAAGCAAAGCTGTAGATGAAGCAAAAGATAGAGTTAAGTTCTTTGGTCAAGTTGAAGTACCAAAAGAAACGGTAGATAAAATCGATAACTTTAGAGATAGAGTGGACAAGGCGAAAGTAGCGATGGAAGAGTTCGGTACCGGAAACCAAAATTCAGCTCAAAAAGTTAAAGATGCTATCAATTCACTTTCCAAAGGAACAAAAGGTGATATTGACAAATCAACTAAAGAACTTGAAGAAGCGATGAAGCGGACAGGATATACAGCAGAGCAAATTGCTGAAATGAAAAAAAGGGGTGAAAGTGCTAAGTCTGTTGTAGAAGCTTCTGCAAATGATATTTCTCAAGTTTATATCAACGCCAACAAACGAGACGAAAAAAATCGTGCATTAACTGTTGATGAACAGGCTCGTGTAAGTTCAGATATGAAAGTTATTTTCGAATCAGAGGCTGACGCTCTTAAAATAACAGGTAATAAAAAGAATACTTTAATGAAGGCTCTCAATGGTGAGTTTAATGATATGTCTAAATCCCAAGCTCAACAAGTCATTAATGATATGAGAGGAATGAGAAAACAAGCTAACAAAGAGTATGATCAACAAAAAGCAGACCAGCAAAAACTGCTTGACGGTAAAATAATTACTCAGGATACTTATAACGAAAATATGGCTGCTGCTGAGCAGGAGAGAGTTGATAAATTAAGAAAATACGGAACTGCAGTTGCCCAAGCTGAGGAAGTTTTAAGAGGTAATCTAAAACTAGGCGAAGCTGGGTACTCGCAATGGCGTACAAACGCAGAAAATGAAATACGGACATATACAGAAAATACAGGTATTGGGCTAGATGAACTCCTCGCAAAACTTGGAGATGTTAATAAGAAGACTGGCGATTCTGGTAATGTTTTAGCTAAATATGCCGTAGGTATGTCAAACGACACTAAAAAAGCGAATGATGCTTGGAATACTATGATTTTTGACCCTAAAACGGGGGAAATTAAAACAAATATTCCAGAAGCAATCGCAGAAGCTCTTAAAGGTAAAGATGGTTGGGATAATATGCAGTTCATCTTGAAGAACGCTAATTTAACAACGAATGCCAGATTTACAGTCGCAGAAGCTTTAATTGCAAGCGGGCAATGGGACCAGCTTTCTCCTGAGCAAAAGAACTTGGTTGTCAATAATCAACAAGGGCTGCTTGCGATTGCAGACAGTAAGCAGAATATGCAAATTTGGAATGAAATGCCAGATTCTGTTAAGAAAATTCTTGGTGATAATAAAGATTTCTTACAAAATAAAGAAACTGCCCAACAGGCTTTAGCTGGTTGGAATACTCTTCCTGCCCAGACCAAAAATTTGCTGGGTAACGATACAGATTTTTTAAGTAAAAAAGGAAACGCCATTCAAGCATTGAATACATGGAATTCTATGCCAGAGAATGTTAAAAAACTTTTAGGTAATGATGCTGATTTCCAAAACAAAAAAGGTGCAGCCGCAAGTGCGTTAAAAGCATGGGATGCCATGCCTGAGAATGTTAAGAAAATGTTCGCAGACAATGCGGATGTATTGAGTAAGAAAAAAGGCGCGGCCGATGCGATTACTCAATGGAATTCACTATCTCCTAAACAGCAAAAACTTCTTGCTCAAAATCTTACAGGAGATGGAGTCTCCCAAGCTCAAAGAGCTATTGATAGCCTTCCTAAAGAGAAGAATACAACTTTAACCACCACTCATAAAAATATTTTTCAAGAAATATATGAAAAAATAACCAAACATGCAACGGGTACTAATTACCACCAAGGCGGACTCGCAATGGTTAATGATCAAAAAGGTTCGCTATATAAAGAATTGATTACTTTGCCAACAGGCCAAAGCTTCATTCCCGAAGGTCGAGATGTCGTTTTAAACTTACCTAAGGGTTCAAGTGTTTTGAAAGCCAGTAAAACAGCTCAATTAATTCCGAAATATGCCAAAGGTACTGGCGGAATTCCGGCTGATGCGAAGATATTTAGAGATATGCGAGCAGTTCAACAACAGTTAGTAGTTAATACTCCAGTTGTTGACAATTCAATAAATGAAGGAACTCTAAATCATATTTTGGAAACTTTAAAGATTATCTCGCAAAAGGAAACTGCCTTTTATTTTGATGGAAAATTAATTGGAAGAGCCAAAAACAAGCAAGACGTCCAACGATTAATGGAGGAAATGTATACTCAACAAATTAAGAATCAGAGAGGAGGGTTTCAATGATTCATAACGAAAGTACAATAATCTTTAATAATACTAATTCAGGAGATTTTGGACTAGCTTTACTTGAAAAATTTGAAATAAAAAGCGCTGAATTTGAAACGACAGATATTGAAATACCAGGAAGAGATGGTTCTGTCGTTATTGGTAAAAATAGATATAAAAACATTTCTTTCCCAATGAATATGTATATGGAACGTTTGTTTAATAGCAAAATTGAAAGGCAAATCAGCCTAGCAAAGGAATGGTTAGGTAAGGCAAAAGGAGGATATAGAATTCTAGAAAATAATCTATATCTGGACTATGTATTTAAGGCAAAATTAACATCTGCTACATTTAGTAGAGAAAGCTTTCAAAGGGCTGATTGTACACTTTCGTTTGATTTATTCCCTTTTAAGTATCTCAAATCTACTTATGATAAGGTGCGAGCTTTAAAAAGTGGAGAAACTTTTCAAAGCAAAGGAACACAAATTGCTTACCCAATCATTACTTTAACAGGGACAGGAAACGTGACTTTGAAAGTAAACGGTAAGTCTTTTATTCTGAAAAATGTAACCGGAGGAGTTGTGATTGATTGTGAAAATCAAGTAGTCACTGACCTAGCAAAAAAGAACAGTCAGATGGACAAAGTTTATTCTTATCCGTTCCCGACATTAAAGATTGGTTCAAATACGATTAGTTGGGACAACTCGGCCTTTACTGGAACGATCATAGAAAGGTGGTGTGAACTTGCATGACATATCCAATACTTTATAGCCCCGGGCACACAGATTTTAATAATCTTGGTTTAGGGGTCATGATTGACTGTACCTCTGCATTAGTACCAGAAGATCTAAACGGAAAATTTGAACTAGATATTGAATACTTAGCAAATGGACCACTGACAAAATACTTGGTTAATGATGCGCAAATTAAAGTAGATACAGGAGACCAAGAGGGACAGCTCTTTCGGATAAAATCCGTAGGGAAAAACATTAACGGGATCATTCCAATCCATGCGGAACACGTCAGCTACATCGCAAATGACTTGCCAATAAAACCAAACACAATAGTAGATAAAGCGGATGCTCAGTTGGCTTTAAATCAGATGTTGAGTGCTATTGCGGATAATCATCCACTGACAGCTTACTCTGATATTACAACAGTCAGTAGCACTGAGTGGAAGGTTCCAGATTTCAAAAATCCAAGAAATATCTTGGGAGGTGTAAAAGGCTCTATTCTTGACAACTGGGGTGGGGAATATCAGTTTGATAATTATCAAATTAGGCTACTGAACCAAAGGGGACGATATTCTAATACCATTATTGCTTATGGGCGTAACCTTACTGATTTTGAGCAAGAAGAAAGTATTTTAGAAACTTATACTTCGATTTATCCTTATGTCAATGAAACAAATGGTGATTCTACGTTTTACATACATTACCTGAGTTCTTTGTAGATAGTGAGTATGTTGATAAATACCCTAATCGGCGTGTCTCAATGGTTGATTTTTCCGAAAAATTCAATGATAAGAATCTTTATTCGGAGGATAAGTTAAGAAATCTTGCCCAGTCTTATGTGAAAGCGAATAAAGTCGGCATACCTAAAGTCACATTGAAAGTCTCAACAGTTGACTTGAGTGGGGGACTAGATGAGAGCTACAATGTCGAAGAAGTAGAATCGCTTCATTTGGCTGATACGGTGAAAGTTTTCTTTGAACCTTTAAATATCACCGCTGAAGCGAAAGTTGTCGGCAGCGTTTATAATGTTCTCTTAAATCAATATGATAGCTATACTCTGGGTGCTAAAAAAGCAAATTTTGGCCAATGGGTTAACGATAACGTTAATGAAATAAAAAATGTAGCAGACGCTGCTCAACGTCAAGCGATTGCTGCAGTTATATCTGCTAATGGAAAAAACACTAACTATTATGGAGATTCAGGAGGTGGTTTTCCTCCTAAGCCTAAGGTTGGAGATCTATATTTCCAAAAAGATGGTGACAAGACAACTATGTATCGGTGGGATGGTAGTTCTTGGGTCAATCTGATTGATACCTCATGGCAAGGTGATTTTGAAGTGGATATGCAAGAGAAGTTAGACCAAGCCAAAGAAGAAACTGATGCGGCTCTTGCTGAAAAAGATGAGGCTATAAAAGACTTAGATAAAAAAGTAGAAGCTGAAATAACTGAAACTAACAATTCAGTTTCAAAAGCTCAGTCTGATGCAACTGAAGCCAAAACTGCTGCACAAGATGCAGTTGATAAAGCCAATGCCAGTGTTGCAGCCGTTCAAGCAAATACACAACTAATTAATGATGTGAATGCGATTGCAAATAATGCAAAGTCACAAGCTCAAACTGCAGCTACTAATGCACAAACAGCATTGACAAGCGCAAATACTGCTAAGGATAATGCGAATAAAGCAATTAGTGATGCAGGAAAATTATCCGAAGACGTTTTAGCGCTAGATACAATCGCTAACCAAGCTAAAAGCGATGCTGATACAGCGTTGATCAATGCGAACAAAGGAATCACAGATGCGAAAACAGCACTCAACAAAGCGATTGGCGTAGATACTCGAGTGACAACGGAAATAACCAATGTCAACAACACGTTGGCTACTAAAGCGAATAGTACAACGGTAGACGCGTTATCCGATACGGTTTCATCACAAGGTACGACAATCAGTCAGAACGCTACCGACATCAAATTAAAGGCAGACTCAACTGTGGTAAACGCAATTAAAGGTACGGTTGATAATCAACGAACTTTAATTTCCCAAAATGCATCAGATATTAAAATCAAAGCTAATAAATCAGAAGTTGATACATTGTCTGGACGAGTATCGGCTAACAAGACAGCTATTGACATTACTTCGCAAGGCGTAAGCACATTAGTCACCAAAACTGATGGTACCAATACATCCTTGTCACAGTTTAAGCAAGATTACGAAGGCTTTAAAGGCACAGTGTACTCCAAGACCCAAACGGATACAAAAATTTCTACAGTGCAGTCTACTGTTGATAACTTCAAGACTACAGTATCTAACACCTACTCTTCTAAGTCAGAGACAGATAGCAAGGTAACAGCTGTCCAGGCGAATGTCGATAAAATTGGTAACTATACCGCCTACGCCAACAGCGCAGACGGGACGGATGATTTCACAACTGTTTATCCTAATTTGAATTTGTTGGACGGTACTAAAGATTTCAAAACTATAAGCGCTGGTAATAATACAGAAAGCCAAAATGCAGGAGAAATTTATTTCACGCAACATAAAAAAGTGGCTGATTTATTTAAAGCCGGCGACTACATAACAATATCTTGTGACGTTGAATTTTTAAACACTGAACTGTATAGCAGCTCGAACGATACTTTTATGCGAATACAAATGTATGGTGGAGCGTGGTCACCGCTTCTTTTTAATGTAAGAGCAAAAAATATGAATGGTAAGTTCTATACCGGCGTGTCTAACTCATCTGATTATATAGAAAATCCTACTCATAAACTTACAGTATCTCGAACAATACAATTAACTCAAGATTTTATAAATGTAAACGCAACGGTCAATCGTGTTCATGTGCTTTATCACTATATACCTGTTGGTGCGAACGTAAGAGTTACTAAATTAAAAATAGAAGAAGGATCAACTGCCACTCCATACATGCCATCAGAAAAAGAACTGACCAGTAATGATATACCTAAATATGTAGGTTACTCAGTAAGACAGTCAGAAAATCCAAAAGACTTTTCTTGGCAACCATATGGCGGATTAAATTCATATAAGATTATAGAGGCTACAACTTCCATAGAGCAAAATTCAAAAGACATTGCTTTAAAAGCTAATAAATCAGAAGTTGATACATTGTCTGGAAAAGTATCGACCGCAGAGGGTGCTATCACCACAATGGCGGGACAGATAAAATTAAAAGCGAATCAAACAGATGTTGATACTGTAAAAGGACGAGTGACTTCTGCAGAAGGTAGTATCAGTACAATGGCTGGTCAAATAGCTTTAAAAGCAAATCAGGCTGATGTCAATACAATCACTGGCAAAGTTTCTAGTCTTGAATCAAGTTTCACGGTTCAAAGCGGGCAAATATCGGCTCTTAATACTAAAACTGACGGACAAACAACACAAATTGGTAGCTTACAAAGTTATTATAGTGGATTTGAATCAGCAATATCTAAAATACAAACTGATGTTGGTGGAAAAGCAGATAAAACTGAACTTTCTCAACTATCACAAGATTTAAGCGGATTTAAGACTACAGTTGCAAACACTTACGCAGACAAAGTTTCAGTAGCCTCACAGATTAATCAATCTGCTACAGCAGTTACATCTAATGTGCAATCATGGACTAATAACAAGTTGACAGCATATAGTACAACTCAACAGACTGATAGCAGTATTGCATTAGCAGTTGCTGATAAGGTGACTCAAACTCAATTTACAATTTTGAATAATCAGTTGACTTCAGTAATTACTCAAAGACAAGCGTTGCAAAGTAATTTATTGCAAAATGCAGGTCTAAAAAACAATTTTGATTACTGGACGGATGTTACGCCAGGTGCTTGGTCTTTAAGCATCCATCCTAATTTTAGATGGACTGTATTAAGTAAATCGGCTGATTTATATGCAAGACACATGACTATCGATTTTATCTCATCTGTGACTCTAAATCAGACACTAACTTTTGTAATCAGATGTAAAAGTAATTCATCTAAAAATGTCTATGTTCAGCTTCAAACTGGAAAAGGTCAAAGCTCTGGATACAGTTTCATGGTTCCAGTCACGGCAACAATGGCAACTTATAAAGTTGAAATCGCTACGAGCGGTGGCGCTAGTGCTACTAATATTGCGTTCAGTTCATCGGACTTTGCTTTGAACGACAAACTTGAAATTGAATACATGAAACTTGTTAGAGGGTCAACTGATGACTTAGCATATTATCCAGCGTCAAGCGATAGTGCTAGTCAATCACAAATCACTCAGTTGGTAAATGATATTAATTTACGAGTGATTAAGGGTGATGTTGTCAATCAAATCAATATTAGCCCTGAGTCAATATTGATCGCAGGTAATAAAGTTCAAATTACTGGTGAAACTTATATTGAAAACGGGGTAATTAATGACGCTAAGATAAAAACGTTATCAGCTAATAAATTAACCGCTGGAACAATTGATGCAGCTAAAATAAACGTGTTGAACATTAATGCAGCAAATATAACAACTGGAATATTGAATGCTGATAGGATTGGGGCTAATTCGATAACCGCAACACATATCAACGTTGCTAACCTTGCGGCCATATCTGCTAATTTGGGAACAATAACGGCAGGTACGATAAACGCTGCAACAGTACGTATTATCAATTTAGATGCCGGAGCTATCTCAACAGGTACGCTTAACGCGAATCTGATTGCAGCCTACTCCATTACGGCCGATAAGATTAAAGCTACAAGTTTAGACCTTTTCAACAATGATTTTTATACTAACGTTCAACCTGACGGAATGAGAATGCAAGGCAAAGCTCAAATCATCTTTGGAAAGTGGAAAGATAGCAGCGGTGTCGTAAGAAATAGTGAGGGTTTATATATTGGTGGCTATAACGCAGGGGTTAAATATGTAGCTTTGACCCGTGCTGATGGTTCTACATTCATGCTTAGAGCTAACAGTGACATGGATATTGGAACGAATACAAATGTCGCTAAAGAATCATTGAATATCTACGACACTGCTCATTTTTGGTATCCGCAAATTAATCATTCTGATTTAACACTAAATGGTTATTTAGCAATGGGTGGTGGAATTCAAGAAGGCAGCATTCAATATGACAAGAGAGCTGGTACCATGAATTTCCGCGTGCCTGGTGGTCGGAGTGGCTCGTATTTTTGGTTCAACCAAAATGTTAATGCAGCTGGGACCTTTAACACAGTTTCTCGTCTATCTTTGAAAAATGTTAAGGGAGAATATAAGGGTGATGCATTAAAAGAAATTTGTGAAACAAACATTGTGGAATATTCATATAAGAACAATCCAAAAGTACGCCAATTATCGCCCATCATTGACGATGTTAATCAAATAAAGCAATTCACTTTGCCCGACATCATCAACGACGGTAAAACAGTCAATTTATATGCTATGTCGTCCTTATCTTGGCTAGCCATTCAAGAATTGGTTAAAAAATTAGAAAATGTAGAGGAAAAAATAGATGCTATCGCTTAAAAATAAAGAACTTGCACCAATTATTAATTTTTTATCAGCAGTTGAGCTTTCACCCAAAGCGAGCAGATGTCGCTCAAAACTTGTCAAAAAATTGTTGGAAAAGCACACTGAACTCAAAGAAGATTTAGAAGAAATTATCGAAAAGTTTGGAAAACGTGATGACAATGGGGAAATCATTCGATTAGAAAATGGAAATGTTGAATTTTCAGAAGATACAAGAGAGGAAGGAATCAAAGAACAAGAAGAATTATTTGATGAGGAAATTTCAATTAATCTTGATGAAATTAAAAAGAAGGTTAAGTTTTTAGTTACAAACCTAGACCAGCTTGACACTAAATTATCAGGATATGATGCAGAAATCTATGACTTGCTTATGGATAAATTAGAGGAGGAAATATAAAATGGCTTTGACAATTACGCAATTAATTTCAGTTACAGGAGTTTCAACAATTAATGGAGAACAAGTGGCATACTTTAGCGCTCAAATCCCTAAAGGCACCGGAAGTTCTACGTTTAATCGAAACATTACCAATCAAGAGTTGTATGACGCAAATAGAAAAGAAGTTCGGGATGATGAATCAGAGTTTCAATCAAAAGTTTATGAGGTTGAAGATGGATTGCTACAGTGATTATAAAAATTAGAAAGTAGGGGTTATGGAGGAGCAAGCATGGCGAGAAGTGCTCGAACGATTAGCTCGAATTGAAACAAAGTTGGATAACTATGAAACAGTCCGGGATAAAGCAGAACGAGCACTTTTAATAGCCCAATCAAATGCAAAACTTATAGAAAAAATGGAAGCCAATAATAAGTGGGCTTGGGGCTTTATGCTTACTCTTGCCGTAACTGTTATTGGATATATAATTACTAAAATACTTTAAAAGGAGAAAGAACATGAAAACAATCGACAAAGGAACACTCACACGTACAGTTTTGCTTTGGTTAGCTATCATTAACCAAATTCTAACAGCATTGGGTATTAATCCATTGCCACTTGACGATAATACTGTTAGCACTGTAATTACAACAGTTTTTGCACTTTGGGCTTGGTGGAAGAATAATGACTTCACTCATGCAGCTAAAAAAGGAACTGAACTTACTAAAAGTTTAAAAAATGGAGATAGTGTTCAAGTAGTTAAGGCATCTGATTCTGACCATGAATTCACAGAAGGAGGCGAATAA